AGGCGGCAGTACGACTACGATTACCGGCAAGGCTGTAAGACTGAACTACAGCAAGTCTGAGATTGACGGCGAGATGGTACAGAGAGACGATGCTAGGATGTACTTCCAAGCTGGCAACGGATCGCCCGAGATAGACGATAACATTCTGTTCGACTCAGAAAATTACAGGGTTATGGATGTCGTTACCATAGCTCCATCAGATACGGATGTGCTCTATGAGCTTCAAATTAGACGTTAAGGCTTGGGCAGAGGAGACTGGACGAGATGTCGTTGACGCTAAGAAGGGCGCGGCATTGAAGTTAATAGAGAATGTATTGGCAGACACCCCAATAGACGAAGGTGTCCTGATTAACAACTGGCGAACAGGAATTAACTCCAGGAACGGAAGAAGTCTAAAAGGTGCAGACCCAAGCGGGTCAAGAGCTTTAGGCGAAGCAAAGACTAAGATAAAGAAGGTTGTAGGCGATGAGACTATCGTATTCTCGAACAATCTACCCTATGCGCCAGTGGTTGAATTTGGCTTGTACCCTAATCCACCAAAGAACCCGACAGGAAAGACGATCAATGGCTTTTCTACCCAAGCTCCAAAAGGGATGAGCCGAATAAACGTAGAGAGGATGGCGGTATCTATGAGGAGAGATAGGGAAGGGTTAATAGTAATTGGTAAGCAACCATGAGCACTGTATTCTCTGACGTTAGCGCCTCTTTAGACGCAAGGCTGAATTCTCTGAGCGGGAGCGCCCCGATTGCTTGGCCTAATACTGTATTTAAGCCCATCAAGGGAACTTTATATTTGAGGCCGTCTCTGCTGCCGGTTTCATCTGCCCAAGTTGGGTTAGGGTCTGCTGGACTAGACGAACACACTGGTATTTACCAAGTGGACGTTTACGCCCCGTCAGGCAAGGGGAGGAACGAAGCAGAAACAAAAGCGGATTCTGTTGCAGATCACTTTAAGCGAGGCACTGATCTAACTTATAATGGCGTAACAGTTCGTTTAGGCGACACTTCTCGAAATGAGGGGTTAATCGTAGATGACAGGTTTGTTATCTCAGTCTCAATCAACTATTCGGCTCACGTAGCCCCGAGGTAAATAATATGACTATTGCAACAGGCGCTCGGCATGATATGGGTTACATATTAGAGTCGACTTTTGGAACTACCCCAAGCTCTCCTGCTTTTAAAGCCATTCGGCACACCGGAACAACTTTAGGTCTGTCAAAAGATGCTATTGAGTCCGAAGAATTGCGAGAAGATCGACAAATTGCCCATTATAGACATGGGAACAAGTCGGTTTCTGGCGACATTAATTTTGAGCTTTCCTACGGATCATTCGACGACCTCATTGAAGCTGTCATGTGCGGAACTTGGACCTCTGACGGAGATCCTGAGACTATCGTAACAGGCACAACCTCTCGATCCTTTACTATCGAACGGCATCACGAAGATATCAATAAGTATATTCGTTCAACTGGCTGCTCATTTAACAGCATGAGCTTATCTATTGCGCCTAATTCAATGGTCACAGGGTCTTTTTCGGTTCTGGGCAAAGACCTAACGACCGCTGGAACGGCAATTGCTAACGCAAGTTACCCAGCAGCAACCACCACAGACCCGTTTGACAGCTTCACCGGAGCTATAACTGAAGGCGGATCTAGTATTGCGGTCGTAACGGCTCTTGAATTAAATATCGAAAACGGAATGGAATCGCAATATGTAGTTGGCGATGCAACTACCTTGCAGCCGCCCTTGGCCAAGTCTACGGTTACTGGGTCGATTACTGCTTACTTCGAGAACACTGCGCTTATCGACAAGTTTATTAACGAAACTTCGTCGGCTATTACTTTCACATTGACTGACGCTGCTGGGAATGACTACATTTTCAACCTGCCAAACGTGAAGTACAACTCCGGTAATCCAGAAGTCGGTGGGCCGGGAGCTATTACAGTAACGCTAGATTTTATTGCGTTGTTTAACTCAGGAATCGCCAGCCAGCTACAAATTACGAAAGACGATGCTTAAACAAACCAAGTGAGGGAAGGATGGACATTAATGATTTTTATACAGCGGATGAGCATGAGAAAGGCCGAGAGGTAGCTATAAATAACCCCAGCACTGGCGAGCCGTCAGATGTGGTGTTTATAGTTAGGGGGCCAGACTCAAAGACTTTTAGGAAAGCGATACTAAAGTCTAATCGAGCAAATCTTGAGGTTGACGATGCAGATAGCATGACGAACCTGTTGGTCGCAGTGACGATAGGTTGGAAGGGCTTGAAGCAAGGAAGTGGTAAGGACGCGAAAGACGTTCCTTTCTCTCCTGAAGCAGCTAGAAAGATTTACGATCAATCGCCTGATGTAGCAACTCAGGTTATGACTTTTGTTAGCCAGCGCCAAAATTTTACCAAGGGCTAACTGACGAAATCTTTACGTATGCACAGTGGCAGTTTTGGGCCTCTGGTTACGATAAAGACTCCAACGTTAGCCGTATTGAAAACTTGAGGCAAGTCGAGAAGACACTGGGACGCAAGCCTAAAGAATTGCAAGCCGCGCCTGTTTTACGGGACGAGCTTGCTTACCTTTGGTTGATGTTTGTTCGGTTGAAGAACGCGTCTGGAGAGGCAATAAGCTACACTCATATAAAAGATTATATGTCCATATTTGGGGAGCTAACGCTTTTTGAGATAGAAACAATCGTCGAATTAGACCAAGCCCAAAGGGTAGAGGCAAATAAGAATGGCTGACGCAAATTTAGACATAAGAGTCACCTCTAAGGGTATCAAAGAAGCACATCTCGCGCTTCAGAAGCTAGGCATCAATGCGGACAAAGCCGAAGACGCGGTTAGACAGTACAAAGACGAAACCAAGAAAAGCACTACCGCTCAGAAGCAGTACGCAACCCAGCAGGCCAAAACTAACGTAGCAGTTAGCCAAGCAGCCAAAGTTCACAAAGAGGCTAGAGGCGGCTTTCGCGCAATGCGAGGAGCTACTCAGCAAGTATCCTTTCAACTTCAAGATATCGCAGTCCAGGCTCAATCAGGAACCGCTGGTTTAACTATTTTGGCCCAACAGGGACCGCAGCTCCTTTCAGTGTTTGGCCCCGCCGGTGCCGTTGCTGGTGCTTTTGTTGCCTTTGGCGCATTGATTGCCGGTGTGCTGTTGCCCGGCTTAATGGATAGCGAAGAAAAGGTTGACAACTTAGGTGAAGCTCTCGACCGCTTGAAAGCGGCAACAGACAGAACAAAAGGCGGCGTTCTAGCTCTTAGTCAAGAATTTGCCACTTTAGCGAGAGAGTCAGGCGCACTAGCAGAGCTTGAGCTGGCTTTAGATGCAAGCAAGATCGAGAAAGGGCTTGATCAGGCAATAGAAAAGATTGAAGAAGGTTTTAACTTTCCTTTAGAAATACAGTCAAGGTTATTCCAAGACTATCAAGACAAGATCAACGGGGTAAGCAAGTCTGTCAATGACTTCAGCACTATAAGCCTTGCGGGAAGTAAAAAAATAAGTGCGTTCGGTAGAAGTATAGGCTTAACAGCTCGGGAAGCTAGTGATCTTGGTTTAGCTTTTGGCAAGTTTAAGGAGCAAAGGACTCCTGAGCTATTTGACGAATTACAAGCAACATTCAAGAGGTTGAGAGGGGAAACCACAAATACAGAGGCTTACGACAAACTAGCAGATATTTTTGTCAATCAAGCAAGGAGTATCCGGGCAGGGACTAAAGCCTTAGAGGATAACGCAGCCGTTACGGCGATGATACAAGAAGGAACTTTAAAGACCGTATCTCAACTTGAGGCTGAAGAAAAAGCAAGGAAGAACCTTTCTGCTGCTGCACAAGCAGAACTCGACGCTAGAGACAAGTTGGCTAATCAAAATCGAAAGGGCTTGACTGCCACTTTAGATAGAGAAGTTAAAGAGACAGAAAACGCGGAAAGGGAAAAAGCTGAGTTAGTAGAGCGAACTCAAAAAATATTATCCACCTTGTACAGCGAGACCAGCCCTGCTGTGTTGTCCTTTGCACGACAGCAGCAGACCATTCTAGCTATATTAAAAGAATCCCACGCAAAAGGCGCGATGGAAGAAGAAGCGTTTATTGCAGCCAAAAAACGAATTAGAGAAGATTACGTTGCTTTTGTGCAAGAGCAAGAGGAAAAAGCAGAGCTAATAGAGGCTCAGAGACAGGCTAGGGAATTGCAGAGAGCAGCAGATCTGGCTTATGAGAAGATGTCTCTTGTAGAGAAGTGGATGCTTAGTACGCAGGAAGCTATCAAGAATGTAGACGCCATGTACATGATGATGGCGGTAAACCTAGAGTCTAGTATAGCAACCGCTTTTGAGGGAATACTTACAGGCACCATGACCGTTAAGGAAGCCTTCGTAGACTTCACAAAAAGTATGCTGCAATCATTCTTGACCATGATCGCTCAAATGGCGGCAAAGCGGTTGGCCTTGTTCGCTGTCGAAAAGCTAATTGGCAAGACTACAGCAGCAAGTGCCGCAACTTATATGGGGCTAAATGCAGCAGCAATGAGTATGCAAGCCGGGCTAAATGCCTTCGCTAGTACAGCCGCGATCCCCGTCGTAGGCCCAGCAGCAGCACCCGCAGCGATGGCAACTGCAATAGGTATTACTGCTCCGTTAGCATCAGCGGTTTCAGCCTTGAGCACCTCAGCGGCGGCAGCAAGAGCAACTGGCGGCCAGGTTAGAGGCGGGCAATCATACTTAGTCGGTGAGCGAGGCCCAGAGCTGTTGACTATGGGAGGCTCAGGTCGTATATCGAGCAACGATCAACTCAAGAATGCAGTTGGAGGAGGCGGAGGCATAACGATTGTAAATAACGTAGACGCTAGAGGTGCGGATGCGAGCGTAGATGTTAAGATAAGAAAGGCAATGCAAGAGACAGCGGCCACCACTATCGAAACAATACGCGACTTATCAAGAAGGCGTAGATTTATATGAGCACTTTCGCATTTGCAACAGATGTTCCAAACGTATTGCCCAGCACATCGGCTTGGGAGCTAGTAAGCAACTCTAGGATGTTCCGTAGCCCGTTGACCAATGCCATACAAACAGCGGCCAGAAAAGGTTCTCACTGGAAAATATCTTTATCTTTCGATAATTTGTCGGGTGAAGATCGAGCAAATTTACAGGCATTTCTTACTAAGCTGGAAGGTCAAGAACATAGATTCAGTATCATAGACCATTCCTTTGTTCGCAGGGGTTCTGGTGCCGATACCGGGCTAGTGACGGCTGCAAGTTCAGGAAATACTTTAAATTTTACGCGGTCTGCGACTAGCTCTATTAGCATAAACAAAGGCGACTACATAAGCGCAAACGGCCAGTTGTTTATGTGTACAACTGCAATGGCTGCGACTACGGCGACTTCGGGGCTTAGCGTAGGCGTTTCTCCAGCGGTAAGGAATTCATCAGTTGGAGCGGCGGTGGATTTAGATACCCCCTCAGGTGTTTTTATGCTGACTTCGAGCGCAAGCTGGGACACCAAGCCGGGGTTATTTTCTAGCTTCAGTATTGACGCAATAGAGGATGTCTTAGCAACATGAGCAGAGATTTAGCCAGCAACACGGCGATAAAATACGCATCAACGAATGTATTTCCGATTACATTTGTGAAGCTGGAGTTTTTACCGACTACCGCTCAGCCTACTGCCGGTGTCGGTACTATTAGACTACACAACGGACTGGGGACTTACACTTGGGATGATGGGTCTGGGAGTCAGAGCTGGCTTGGGACGGGCGATTTAGGACAGATAAGCAAGATACAAGAAGGCGAAGAAGTCAGCCCTTATGGCATCCAGCTAACCCTATCGGGCTTAGATCCTGACTTGGTTGGAGAGGCTATTAAAGAAACCTACTATCAGCGCCCAGTTACTTTGTATGTTGGTGCGTTAAACGATAGCGACCAGCTAGTAGCAACGCCAGACGTAATGTGGACTGGGTTTATGGACCTAATGTCGGCAAGCGTTGGAGCTGAAGGCGGAGATTCGCTAGTATTGAATTGTGAGAGCGAGCTTGCAATGTTTGAGCGATCTCGCAATTTGTTGTTCACAAACTCATCTCAGCAAGTCATTAGTAGTGGCGACACATTCTTCAATCAACTTCAAGATATGGAAGACCTTACTTTGTCCTGGGGAAATAAAGGCTCTCGAATTGCAGGGAGAACTCCGGGATTTGATAGCGCACCTTTTGACGATATTGATTTAGAAAACCTAGACCTAAATAGCAAGTAATGAATATTGTTGCCAACAAACTTTTATCTTCCCTAAACTCT